AATTAACAATTTTGTTTGGTCTTTGAAGATTTATTTTAAAGTCGGAACGAAGCAAATAAAAAGGATAAAAAATGAGAACACTTAACGATTACTTTATAACTGCTGAAATAGAAGATATTTCAACAGCTTCATCAACTTTTGTTGCTATCCCTGATGGTGGAAAAGTAGTTAAAATTATAACTGCTTTACAAGGTGCTATTTCAGGTGGAGATGCAGCTATTACTTTTGAAATTGGTGGTACTGCTATGACAAATTCTGCTATAACAGTTGCTAATTCTGGTTCGGCTGCTGGTGATGTAGATTCATCTACACCAAGTGCTGCTAACAGAGTAGAAGAAGATGGAACTATTGAGATGATTACTGATGGTGGTTCTACTGGAACACAAAAATTACTTGTGACTTTTGTTATAAGAAGATAAAAACTAACTGGGGGGATCTTGTCTAGCGATACTTCCCCCCTTCAAATTTAGGAGATAATATGAGTTTTAATTATGGATTAAGACCTACAACAGTTCAGATGATTGCCTTAAGTGGTAGTTCATCAACTCAATCAGCAGCTTTTGGTTCACAATCAGAATATGTAAGAATTTGCTCTAATGCAGCAGTTCACATTTTATTTGGTGCTAACCCAACTGCTACATCTAGTAGTATTTTTATACCTGCAAACGAACCAGAAATTTTTAAAATTTCTCCAGGTGAAAAAGTTGCTATTATTGGTACAAGTGGTGATGACATATCTGTTGTTGAGATGAGTGCGTAGTGGCTAGACAAAAGTTTGTTCACTTTGTTCCAAGACCTAAACCAAAGAAAAGACCAGGAAGACATAAAAAGGACTTGAACAAACATGAAAAACGAATGGCTAAAAAAAGTCGTTACAAAGGGCAAGGCAGAGTATGAAAAAAGATATTACTATTGATGGATTACAAAAAACAACTTTCATGAAAGATGACATGGAGGGAAAGATTGTAACCAAAGAAGAAGTTAATATTAATCCACATATTCAACACAATAAAAGATTATACAATTTAAATGATGGTTATTCTAAATCAAGAGAAATGAAAAGAGTAGCCAGTATTCCAACAATAGCTTTATCTGTTTGGGCAAATGAGTATAATGGTAGTAATAATTGGTTTGGACTTCCAAAAGAAGTACAAAAACAAATTTTAAAAAAAAAACTAAATTCAAGTGAGTTTAGATATTTTAAAACAGCAGAAGGTAATTTATAATGGCATTAAGTAGTTATTCAGCATTAAAGACATCTATAGCAAATTGGTTGAACAGATCAGATTTAACATCAGAAATATCTGATGATTTTATTGTATTAACAGAGGCAGATTTAAACTCTAAATTAAGAATTAGAAAAATGATTACTTCTACTTCTATTACAATAGATTCAGAAACAGAATCTATACCTGCTGATTTTTTACAAGTAAGAGATTTTTTTATAACTGAAGGTGAAACTAAATATGCTTTCAAATATATTACACCTGCACAAATGGATCAAATCAAAGGAAGCTCTACTTCTGGTATGCCAGAAACTTATACTATACTTGGAGATAATTTTAGATTTGCACCTACTCCCTCTGCTGCATATACAGGAACATTAAATTACTATGCTAAATTCGCAGCATTATCAGATTCAAATACTTCAAATTATATTTTAACACATCATCCAGCTATATATTTATATGGTTCACTTTATCATGCTGCTAATTTTTTAGGTGGTGTTGAACCTCAAAGATTACAACAATGGCAACAAATGTATTCAACAGCTCTTGAAAGACTTGATAGAAACGACAGAGAAGATCAATATGGTAATGCACCACTTCAACAAAGAGGTGATGTTACTGTAAGTGGATCATTCAATGACAGATATGTTGGAATAACAAACAATAACCAATAGGAGAATAATGCAAATACCTTTTGGAGAGTGGCTTCCTGACCAACCAGAATATTTAAATCCTGGTGCTAATGTTGCTAACAATGTTTATTTTGCAGCTCAATCATACAAAAGGTTTCCTTCATTAGTTGCTTATTCTTCAAACAATATTGGTGCAAATAGTAGAGGTGCAGGTTCTTTTAGAGATAACTCAAATAATGTATTCAACTTTGTTGCAAAAAATACAGACATTTATCAATTAGATGGTGGAACTTTTACATCAAGAAAAGGATCACTAACTGGTGGTAATACAGATTATTTTACTTTTACACAATTTGGACAATATGTAGTTGCAAGTAATGGTGTAGATGCACCACAATATTATTTAATGGGAACATCTACAAACTTTGCAAACTTATCAAGTATTGCAAGTTCAGGAACAGTTCCTGTATTTAAAGTTTCAGGTGTGGTTAGGGATTTTTTTGTAACAGGAAATCACACAAATAATTCAAATAGAATACAATGGTCAGGTATTAATGATTTAACTACTTGGGCAGCAGGTACTAAACAATCAGACTTACAAGACCTACCTGGTTCAGGTGGACAAATTGTTCATATAACATCTGGAGAGATTGGTTATGTATTTAGACAAAATCAAATTATTCGTATGGACTATGTGGGTGGTGCAACAGTATTTAGATTATCAGTTATCTCTCCTAACAGAGGAGCTGTTTTAGGAAGAACTGTTTGTCAAGACAATCGTAGAGTTTTCTTTTATGCAGATGATGGTTTCTTTGAAATCAATGGCGACCAAGTAATTTCTATTGGTGCAGAAAAAGTAAATAGATTTTTTGATGTAGATTTAAACAAAGCATTTAGTGATAGAATTTGTGCAGCAGTTGATCCATTTAATCAACTAGCTTTATGGTTATATCCATCAGCATCTAATACTGCAAATACAACTGGTATCTGTGATAAAGTAATTATTTATAATTATGCTACACAAAAATGGTCAACAGCAGATGCAAGTGCTAGTACAATATTTTCACAGTTTGTAGGTGCATATACTGTAGAGCTTATGGATATTATTTCTGAAAACTTGGATAGTATCAACATTGCTTTAGATACAGATTTTTGGTCTGGTGGTCAGTTATATTTAGGTGCTATAGATAGTGATTTTAAAGCTGCTATATTTTCAGGTACAGAAAATCAAGGAACTATAGAAACTAGAGAATTAGAGTTGTTTCCAGGACATAGAAGTAGTATAACCAATGTCAGACCGATTGTGGATGCTACATCTACTGTTACTATAAAAAGCAGAGAAAGATTAGCAGATACAGCTACAGAATCTTCATCATCTACTATGGTTTCAAGTGGTGATAATCCAGTAAGACAATCTGGTAGGTATTTTAAAATAAAAGTAACAACACCTTCTGGTTCAGTTTGGAGTCATGCACAAGGTGTTGATATAAACGCAACAAAAATTGGATTGAGATGACAGAAAAAACTGATATAGATAATGTTAGATATAGTTTTGAAACTCAAGAGTTTTTTCAAAGACAAATTGAAGAAGCTATTAACACATTGATTAATGATCGTAACAAAGAAAGTAATAAGGCTTTCGCATGGTTTATAGGAGAATAGATGCCAACTAATATAAAAGATTATTCAACAACCCAAGCAAACAATACATCACTCAATGGTATTTCAACAGCAGAAGGAATGTTACCTTCTAATCTAAACAATGCAATTAGAGCATTGATGAAAAATACTAGAGATTGGTTTAATGATGCACAATGGATTGAATATGGTGATGGTGATGGAGCTTTTACTGCTGCTTACGCATCAGCAACTTCTTTTACAATAGCTGGTGTAGATGTAACTTCAATTTATCATGCAGGTAGAAGAATTAAATTAACTGCAACAACTCCAGGCACAATTTTTGGAACGATTGCTAGTTCATCATTTTCAACAAACACAACAGTCAATGTAACTTGGGATAGTGGTTCACTTGCTAATGAAACAATAGACAATGTTTATATTGGTGCTTTATCAAAAACAAATTCATCTATACCTGAAGGTATTGTAGCAACTGCAACTCTTGCAGATGGTTCAGTAACAACTGCAAAGATCGCAGCAGATGCTGTTAATGGTTCTAAAATTGCAGATGACAGTATTGATAGTGAACACTATGTAGATGGTTCAATAGACACAGCTCATATTGCAGACTCACAAATTACTACTGCTAAAATTACAGATGCTAATGTTACAACAGCTAAAATTGCTGCTGATGCAATAGATGGTACAAAAATAGCTGATGATAGTATTAACTCTGAACATTATGTTGATGGCAGTATAGATACTGCACACATTGCAGACTCTCAAATTACAAGTGCAAAGATAGCAGATAGTGCAATCACATCTGCAAAAATAAATGATGGTGCTATTGTTAATGCAGACATCAATGCAAGTGCAGCAATAGATGCTACAAAAATTCATGATGGTACAATTTCAAATACAGAATTTGGTTATTTAAATGGTGTTAGTTCAAATATTCAAACACAACTAGATGCTAAAGGTGCATCAAATGCAAACTTAACTGCAATCGGAAATCTTGCTACAACAGATGGTAATTTTATTGTTGGTAGTGGATCTACATGGGTTGCAGAAACAGGTTCAACTGCAAGAGCATCATTAGGACTAGGAACTATATCAACTCAAGCTGCAAATAGTGTGGCTATATCAGGTGGTACAATTACAGGTCTTGGCGCACCTTCTTCAGGATCAGATGCAGCAACTAAAACTTATGTAGATGATTTGGTTACAGGATTAAAAACAAGAATTATTACAAGAGTTGCAACAACAGCAAATATTAATTTATCAAATGCTTTAGAAAATGGTGATACTTTAGATGGTGTTACACTTGCTACAGGAAATAAAGTTTTAGTTAAAGATCAAACAGATGCTACTGAAAATGGTATTTATAATGTTGTAGCTTCTGGTGCTGCTACAAGAGATACAGATTATGATACTGTTGCAGAATTAGCAGGACAATTAGTTATTGTTCAAGAAGGTTCAACTAATGCAGATAAAATATTTTTATGTACTACTGATAACTCTGGTTCAATTGGTTCAGTAAATATTGTATTTACTATTGTTCAACCATCAAATGTTGGAGATGTAACATTAAATGGTGTTCAAACATTAACAAACAAAACTTTAACTTCACCAGTTATTTCTGATATTGTATCAGTATCTAATGGTAATATATCTGTATTACCAAATGGAACAGGTAAAGTATTATTAGATGGTGATGGTTCATCAGGTGGTGTGGCTGTTACCGATGGTTTAGTAGAAATTAAAACAGGAACTGGTAGTGTTGCTAAAGTAAAATTTTATTGTGAATCATCAAATGCTCATGCACAAACACTACAAGCAGCTCCACATTCAGCAGCTAGTTCAGCAGTTTTAACATTACCAAATAATACAGGAACTTTAATTGGTACTGGTGATACAGGAACTTTACCATTAGCAGCTATTGATATTGATGGTGGAACTGATATAGGTGCAGACTTAACTACATCTGATTTAATTGTAGTTGATGATGGTGCTGGTGGTACTAACAGAAAAGCAGCTTTATCAAGAGTTGTTACATTAATGACTAATCAAGGATTTACTACAGACGATCCAACAGCTTTAGCGATTGCTCTTGGGTAATAAATAGGAGGATATAAATGGCAAATACTTTTAAAGTAAAAACAAATGCAGCAATGCCAACTTCGGCTGGTACAGCTTTGACTTTATATACAGTTCCTTCTTCAACAACAACTGTCGTTGTTGGACTTACACTTTGTAATGTTCATACATCAGCAGTAACTGCAACAGTAAAGATTGAATCTGATACTTCTGATACTGAAACAAATGAAAATGTTACAGTTGTAAAAGATGCAAGTATTCCAGCAGGTAGTTCTTTAGAACTTTTATCTGGTGGAAAATATGTTGTACAAACTACAGATGTTGTTAAGATTGACTGTTCAGATTCAGCAAAGATTGATGCAACATTGTCTATAATGGAGATAA